TTAGGATTGACTGTTAGAAAGGGGGGTGGTATGGTAAAAGCTAAAGGGGGTAAGTTTATTAAAGGTTTAATAAGTAAAGTAAAGAAGGCTGTAAGTCCTAAAAAGAAAGCTGTAAAGAAACCTGTAGTAGCAAAGAAACCTGTAGTAGCTAAAAATAAACATGAAGAAGCTATAGCTTTTAATAAGGAGAGCCAAGATTATTTTAGAGCTACAGGAAAAGTCCTTCCAGCATCTAAGGTGAGGGAGCGTCTGTTACGAAAGAAACCTGTAAAGAAACCTGTAAAGAAACCTGTAAAGAAACCTACTGGTATTCGGAGAAAACTACAAGGAAAATCTGCTACAGATATTCATAAGGCTTATACAATTCCACAAATAAATCAGATGAAGAAAAATCTTGGACAAGCTGGAACTCCTGACTCAAAACTTATTAATAGGCTTAATAAGGCACTTGCTGTTCGTAAAAAAGTAACTAAGAAACCAAAGACAAAAGAATTTGATTGGAAGGAAGCTGGTTATACAGAAAATGAATGGAGAGATGTATTAGGATTAACAAGAAAAGATCCTGAAACTGGAATGATGGTTCACCATAAAGGTGGTGGTAAAGTAGGTAAGAAAAAACAAGGTTATAAAGCCCGGAAAGATGAATCGATTGCGATGAGGGTCAAGAAGAAAAGGACCAAGAAACAACTTAAAGCAAGTCGAAATGAATCCTATGGTAAGCCCGGTAAGGGTAAAGGTAAAGGAAAGATAAATCGTTCTGGATCTTCTTTAGTTGCTTCCTCTTACGATTAATAAAGAACTTTACGAGAAGTCTGTTAGAGAAGGTCTTGATGATTATTCATTAATAGACTATAGTATTTCTAAACCAAAAGAAGAAGATTACAAAACTTTTAATGAATATTTTCAAGATCTTTCTAATTATATATGTTTAAAATTTAGGTATACTTATGGCAGTAAAGCAGAATAGGAGATACTATGATTGATTATAAACATTTAAAAGATGTTAAATTAAATTACATTAAACATCTTAGGTTTACATGGTTTGAAAGTATCAGAGGAATGTTGGTAATGATAGGATTAATAATACATGGCATATTCCCTTTTATTCTTACCAATATGTTTTCCTCTTATATTAAAAATGCTGAAATAAGAATTAAAGAAATTGGTACATAGAGAAAGTGGAAACGATAAGTCATGTTTGCATACATTGCGAACACCCCTGTCATTGCGATATGATGTGTTCTTTTCATGAAGATGGTAAAATATGTAAATGTGATGAATGTAATTGCAGACCTTCTGATTGGGGCGCACCTACAGAATATATGGAATAGAAAGGAAGTAATATGACACATCCCTTTCCTAAAGTTTGGGATAATGAATTACCAGATGGTATGATGTCTGATTCGGAGACTATGAACTTTTGTCTTGATTCTAATGGTGAGTGGGAAGAAAGCAAAAAGTATACAACTATTGGCAGTACAGTAGATGCTAAAGGAACTATAACATCCCCAGATAATTATATGTGGGAGGTTAAGTGTTCTTCAGATACAGATCCTGAATGGGAAAAAGAATATGATAACGTACCTACTGGACAGGAAGTAGATTTTGATATTCATACTATGCTTGGAACTACAAAAGTTACTTTGAAAATCTATTCAATGAATGGATCTGCTGATGCAGGTGTATGCGGAACAGTTAAATTGAGTACATAATATGGCAGTATCAGGTACATATAACTTTAATCTGGATATAGATGAGATAATCCAAGAAGCTACCGAAATGATTGGTGGTGAAAATACACTAGGACATACTCCAGCTACAGCCAGACGTTCTATTAACCTGATGCTGAGAGATTGGCAGAATAGAGGTGTTCTTCTCTGGACAACAAGTACTACGGCTGTTACAGTAGCTGCTTCCGTAGCCGACTATTCTTTAAGTAGTTCTACAATTAATGTTTTGGAAGCTACAACTCGCAGAGATAATACGGATATTAAAATTACCAGAATTACTCCTGAAGAATACTTACTTATCCCAGCAAAAACTCAGACAGGAAGAGCTTCCCAGTATAGTATAAGGAGAGGGAGAGATAATCCTGTCATGTCTATATGGCCTATACCAGAAAATTCTACTGATATTCTTAGGATGGAAATTGTAAGTGAACTAGAAGATGTAAATAAATCTGCTATACAGAATGCAGATACCCCTAAAAGATTTTTACCTGCACTTACCTGTGGTCTGGCTTATTACTTATCTATGAAAAGGCCGGGAGTAGAAGCTACTAAAACTGCAATGTTAAAGGCAAACTATGAGGAGATATTAGGAAGGGCAATGGAAGAAGACAGAGAAAGAGCTAGTATTTATCTTCTGCCCAGACTGACATTTTATAATTAGAGGAACTAGAGTTCTATGGCAACACAACGAAGAGCATTAGCAATGTGTGATACATGTGGGTTTGTTTATCCGCATAGAGTCATGAGACTGAATAGTTATGGAATGTTGGTATGCCCTCAAGACTTTGAAGGACAATATGATTTAAAGAATAATCCTCAGAATAAAATACCAAGAGTAAAAGATAACCCTGCTATTAGAAATCCCAGACCAGACACTGGCGGCAGAAGTATTGCATGGAATAATGCTTCCACTAAATGGGATGAGACAGAAAGGCTTTGGCAACAGATATGACAGATTTAACAGGAACACTAATATCCAATACCTATAAGGATTTACTACAGGTTAACTCCAGTGCATCTAATGGGGGAATTACAACTTCTCTGACTAATATACAATCAGGTAATGGAGTTAATACAGCATTAAAACTTGCTACTAATCAAGCAAAGATAGATGGAAACTTAGAAGTAGCAGGTACAGTATGTGCATCCACATATTACGGAGATGGGTCTAATCTTACAGGTGTTTCGGGTGTTGTAGGAGGTAATATATGTGTAGGGAATGCCTCAGTTGTTGGTAATCTTTATGTAAGCGGAACAACAAGTATTACTGGTGCTACGGTTCTACATTCTACTGCAACTGTAAGTGGAGCTACTGGCTTTCTAGGAACAGTAAGAGTATCTGGAGCTACTTCTTTAGAAGCGGCTGTTGTTATGAAAGATACAGCAACTGTAAGTGGGGCTGCTGGATTTCTAAGCACAGTTAGAGTTAGTGGTAATACAACTATTGGAGGTACTCTGGATGTACTTGGGAATGTATGTCTGGGAGGAAATGTAACTGTAAAAGGAGATGTACATGTAAGCAGTAAAGTATGTGCTAGTGCTTTCTTCGGAGATGGTTCAAATATTACAGGTATTCCAATTAGTGGAAATATATCAGTAGGTAATGCTACCATAGCTGGTAATCTTTATGTGAGTGGGACAACAAGTATTACAGGAGCAGCAGTTCTTAAATCTACAGCTACTGTATCAGGTAATGTAGGATTTCTTGGAACAGCTAGAGTAGCTGGAGCTACTTCTCTTGAAGGTGCTGTAGTAATGACTGATACTGCCACTATTACTGGTAACTCAGGTTTTCTGGGAACTCTTAGAGTATCTGGGGCTACTAGTCTGGAGGCGGCTGTAGTAATGTCTGATACTGCTACTGTATCTGGAGCAGCAGGATTTCTGGGAACAGTCCGGGTAAGCGGTAATACGACTATTGGAGGTACACTTGATGTATTAGGAAACGTATGTCTGGGAGGTAATGTAACCGTAAAGGGTGATGTTCATGTAAGTAGCAAGGTTTGTGCTTCTGCTTTCTTCGGAGACGGGTCTAATATAACTGGAGTCCCTGTAGCAGGTAATATCTCAGTAGGTAATGCTACCATAGGAGGAAACCTATATGTAGCAGGAACAGCCACTGTATCAGGTAATGCGGCATTCTTGGGACAAATAGCTCTCTCTAAATCAGCAGCAGCTTCTGTACATGCAACAGCAATAGATGGAATAACTTCTGTATCCCTTAATTTTGGAACAGCACAGAATTTTCTGACTACGGTTACAGCAGCACATACAATGGCACAACCAACAAATGCTAGAGTAGGACAAACAGGAAGTATCTTTTTTGTACAGTCAGGAGGAAGTGGAACTCTCTCTTGGAATGCTGCTTGGAAATTCCCAGCAGCTACTGATCCAACTTTCTCTACTTCTAATGGAGCAGTAGATAGACTCGATTATATAGTTGCATCAGTATCAAGTGATGGTGCTGGTGATAACATTCAGGCAATCTTATCACAGGAGTATGGTTAAAAATGTTTCAGAATAATTTGTTAATGGCAGCGGCTAGTACTATTGCTGCTCCTGCTACAGCGACATTTACACAAAGTTCAACAAATGCAGTAGCAGGGAATACATCGTATACTTTTACATCACAGGATTTTGGTACTGCTAAGACAGATCGAAAAATTATTGTAGCTGTAAATCTGGCAACTAACAGCGGTGCGTCTGGGGCTATTTCAGGTATGACGATTGGTGGGGTGACAGCATCTTTAATTAAATTCCAAGCGAATGCTGCTCAAGGAGGTTACTCTTCTGAAATGTGGCAAGCTGCGGTTCCTACTGGTACTAGTGGAACAGTGGCTTTTACACTATCTGCGGCTGGTTATCGACTTGGCATTGGTATCTATGCTTGTTATGGAGCTGCTGCCTCTGCTAACGACACTGATGGCGATGGTTCAAGCGATCCCATGACAACCACAATCGATGTCCTGCAAATGGTTTTGTTATTGCTGCTGCTCAGTTCAATACTGCCACTGGAGTAACAGCTTGGACGGGTGTTGACGATGATTACTATGATGCAATTACCGAACAAAATTCAGCGGGAGCCAGTAAAGAATATTCTACAGTGCAGTCGGGGATAACAATTACCTGTGATCCGAATGCTAGTACGAATCGATTCGCAATGTCTGTCTGTTCATTTGGACCTGCATAATTTGAATTATCTTAATAGGAGAATATAAATGTTTAAGTACAAAGACAAAGAAATATTTCCGGGGAAAGGATGGAAAAACGATGAAGGAGTCAGGCATCCAAAAAACTGGAATATTTGGTCTAGTGCTGAAAAAAAAGAAAGAGGAGTAGTAGAAATAATTCCTGATACTCCTCCTGATTCAAGGTTATATGAGTGGTCAATGGATGGTGATGGAAAGATAACATCTACTGCAAAAGATCTTAATGACAGTGGTTCTGGAGAAAATCTTGTTCTGGGTCTTAAATCTACCATGAAGAATGATGTTAAAGCTCAACAAGGATCTCTTTTAAGTCGAACTGATTGGGCATACATACGACACTATGATACTGGAACAGATGTTCCTGCTAATATTGAAACATGGCGCAATGCTATACGTGCCAAAGCTACGGAGATGGAAAATGCTATTGACAGTGCTACTGATACTGATGCAGTTGCCGCTCTTTTTATAAGTCACGATAAGGACGGTAAAAAAAGCGGAATACTTTATGATTGGCCTGAACTGGAGGAATAATGTTTAAAAAAATATTAATAATAAATGTCTTACTTTTTTTTATTTCTGGAGTTGCATATTCTCAGGAACAAAAATCTGAATTAGTTTTAGGAACTATAATGACAACTCATAGAGCGCATTGCGCTCCATCAAAAGAGATGACTAAAGTATTTAAAAATGAACAGATAGTATTTACAGGGGTTGTAGATCAATCTAATATATTTAAAGTATATTTGAAAGAGGATGGGATTTGGACATCTATGTTAACTAATATATCAGGTGTATCCTGTATCTATTTCTCAGGAATGCCGGGAATATTAAGTCCTAAGAAGTCTATTAAAAAGGATACAAGTGCAAGGATATGGGAGTAAGATAAATGGCTAGTACATATACAACAAATCTTCGCCTGACTAAACAAGGGGATGGAGACAATCCAAATACATGGGGCGAAGTTCTCAATAATGTTATTAGCCTTGTTGATCAGGCTGTAGCATCTTATACTACAGTTTCTATAGGATCTGCTGCTACTGTTACCCTTACTGAAAATCTGGGAAATTCAGATCAATCTCGCTCTGACATACTGGAACTTAAAGGT